TTTTTCCTGATGTAATAGCCGGTCAGCCGCCCGTCATCGTCGTATGCCTTACCAAAAACAATAGACGATCCATTATCTTTCGACATATCAAGCCAGTCTGGCTCTAGCACCTGCAGGGTCAGCGGAGGCAGGCCCTGCAGGATCAGTCGCTCATCGATCCGGCGCCTGACCAGGCAACTGCCGCGGACTGCGATGGTGCGAGCCATCAGCGCCTGCAGGCCGTAGAAGTTTAGTTTGCCGTAAAAGTCACAAGCTATAGAATCGGCCCAATCATTCCATAACTGAGAATACTTTTTATTTTTATTAACAGGTTCTCCTACAATTCCTTCACCAATCCAGTTATTTACAATAACCGTAATTGCCTTGTTTGCCCAGGAGTCGGAATCCACCTGGTCCTGATGCCTTGAAACAATCCGCTGCAGCACTTGCCGCAAGTCGGCATTAGGCCCCCGGCTGCGTTCGTGCCATCCGTCAGTGCGGCGCGATTGCTTGCCAGCTTCGTAGGCTCGCAGGTTGGCTTTATATAGCTCAGACTGTAAAACCGTGACTTGGTTTTCAAGCGTTACGCGATTTCCTGTGCCAAACCTCTCACGTTTTCCCATCGCCTAGGCTCTCTGGAAGGTCTGGTAAATGCGCTTGACTGGCCTGGCTTGCGTTGCCTCAACCTCGGCGGCCATCTTTCTTTCGGTCTCCAGCATCTCCGCCAAGCTGCGGTAGGTCAGTTCTCGGCCATCCGAAAACCGGACCTTCAGCACGCCTTCGGCTATCGCCGAGCGCAGCTCCGCCAGTTGCTCTGCTGTGTAGCTCATGCCTGCAGTCTAACTACCAGTAGTTGCTAGTCCGACGCTTGGGCGGTTGCTGTGGCTGGGGAGTCTGAGCCTGTGCCAGCTGCGCCTCAAGCTGGTCCCACATGGTGGCCCGGTTGTAGCGGCGGGCCACCAACTGGAGCGCCGCATAGGCCATGCGGGTGCAGTCGCCGCCCTCGTCGCGGGAGCCGGGGGGAAGCACCCAGCTGTAGGTCGTTTGGCCCTTATCGCGCTTCGGCATTCGCTTCCAGGGGAACAGCTCGGCCAGGAACTGATCGGTGCTGGCCATACCAAAATGCAGGTAGCCGGGGCCCGGCTGCTCATTGCGCAAGCGGCCCTGGAGGTGATTCACGCTGGCGTCATAGCCGACGTTGAACAGCAGCACGCCCTTCTTCGTAATGCCCTGGTTCTTTCGGTTCACGTCCACTGGCACGCCGCGGCCGATCAGCGGTTTGCCCTTTTGGGGCGCGCCCTTCATCGGCACCCAGCTCGAAGTGCGGCCGCGGCACCAGTCGCGCACCTCGTGAGTGGCATAGCCGCCGTCATCGATGCCGCCCATGGTCAGCAGGATCTCTGTGTTGTCGGCGCGGCGCCATTGCGTTTTGGCGATCTGGTCGAGCTGGGCCAGGGTCTCCGGCTGCTGCGGGTCGCCATCGATTTCCCAGTGGCCCAGGTGCCAGCCCTCCTCACCACGGCCCCAGCCCCAGACGGTCAGCTCCAGCCGCTCACCCACGGTGCCGCCGCCGCCCTGCACGTCCACGCCAGCGGTCAGCAGCAGCACGCCATCGGGCACCGTGCCCTCGGGGTAGCCGTTGCCGGCGGCCTCGTTTTTGCGGCGCTGGGCCAGGCCGTCGCCAGTGAGCTTGCCACCGATGGAGTCTTCCCACGGCTTGCCGAGCACCGTGTTATGGAGCGTCTGCATCGCGTCGGGGTCGCCTTTGCGCATGGCATCGAGGGCCTCGTCGTGCTCACGCACCAGCACGGCCCAGTCGGCCGCCGGGCTGTAGCTGTAGGCCGCCCAGATATGGAAGCTCACGAGGCCCGGTTGCTGGCTCACCGCCGTGGGGCGCCACTCGCCGCGCTCCACCATCCACCGCTTCTTGCTGTGCGGGATCGGCTCGGCGCAGTTCTCGCAGCCGTAGTGGCCGGCGTGCTCGCCTTCGCGGATCATCTGCTCCCAGCGCAGCACCTGCATCGCCTGGCAGAACGGGCAGGGCACATAGAACCGCCGCTGATCGCCGCGCAGGAACCACTCTTCCGTCTTGCCACCGGCGAAGATCGGGGTTCCCCCGAGGCCTACCTTGCGGTCCCAGTAGTAGTCCGCCCGGTTGCGGCCCAGCTTGATCGGGTCACCCTCGTCGAGCTTGGGGTAGGCGTCCACCTCGTCGAACAGCACCACCTTCCGGCTCTTGCGCCGGAAGCTCCGGCCGCTGGCCGCGTTCACAATGTCAATCAGGCCGCCGTTGCTGAGTTGCTTCAACAGGATCGTGTTGCTGGCGGTGCCTCGAGACTTGCTTTCGCTGATCAGGCCGCGCAGCACCGGCGTGTCCTCAAACAGCGGCTTGATCTCTTCCTTGCTGTAGCCCTCGGCGTCTTCCTTCACCGGCTGCACGATCATCACCGGGCAGGGATCTTGGTGGCTGTAGTACTGCACCACCACGCCCACCATCTTTGTCCAGCCCACCCGGGCGCTCTTCATGATCGCCACCGTCTCCACGTTCGGATCGGTGAAGGCGTCGAGGATCTCGCGCTGATACGGCAGAGTGTTCCACTTCCCTTTTTCGGCGGCGTTGCCGGTCATCACCGCGAACTCGTCGGCGTACTCGCTCAGCCGCAGCCGCGGCGGTGGCTTGAAGCCCGCCAGGATCTGCCGCGTCAGCTCGCCCACGTCGGCGCTAATCATGCCTTTACCTCCCCGGCCGCCAGCTCGTCGAGGGCCTCGCGGATCAGCGTGGTCAGTAGCTCCACCTCCTCGATCTCCAGGTGGGGGATGCGCTGCTTGGCGGTGCTGGGCACGCCGAGCAGGCGGGTGCGGGTGATATTGACCGCGCCGCCCCAGGCGAGCTCCACATCCTCGCGACGGAGCAACAGTCCTTCCTGCGTTTTGCGCTGCAGCTCCAGCAGGTTGGCCTTCTCAAACTCGCTGCGGGCGCGGCTGATCGTGTAATCGGGCAGATCCTTCGGCGCATCGCCGGGGAGCTGATCGGGGTGGCGTCGAGGTGGCGCCGGGGTGGCATCCGGCGGCGCCGGCCGCTCGCGCTTTGCCGCCGGTTGTCGTGCCTCGGCCTGGTGCGGCGCCACCCTTGCCAGGTACTCGGCCACCAGCAGATCGGCATCCACGCGCAGCGGCTTGGCCTGCAGGATGCACGGGCTCCCCTGGAGGGCTCCACGTTCGCAGAGCTTGTCCAGGTTCTGCCGGGTGCAGCGGCGTCCGGTCTGGGCCTCGATCAGCTCGGCGCCCTTGGTGCTGTTGATCGGAGTAGCCATTGCAACCAGGCTAGGGAGCGGTTGCAAACGGTTGCAAGTTGGGAGCCTGAGGCGGGTTCAGGCCGGCAGGTGTCGGTTGCAACCTTATTGCGAACCGTTATCAACAGAAAAACCGCGGTGCGAATAACCCTCAAATGCCTAAGGCCCGGAAAGGACCCAAAGGCCGGGCCTGTCATGCCAACGGGTCTCAGCCGCGCCCCGCCCGCAGGCCAATCTGATCGCAACGCTTTGGCCCCCAACCTGGCCCTCAAAGTGGTTCGCCACGAACATCACGACCGCTTCGGGTTCTTGAGCGCCCACTCCAAGGCATTGCGGAAGTGCCCCCCTACCTCGGCCCTGAACTGCTGCTCTGCAATGACCCGGATAGGGAAGCGCACCTGATAGTGAGGCTGCTCAGTGATCCAGAACGCTGGCTGAATGTCGCGGCGGTAACCCACTGTCTGCGGCCTGCCCGGCCTGCCCGTGCCGATGCCTGTGCCTCCCTTGGGCCCTTTGCCCGTGCGTTGCATGATCGCCCCGCCCTTGCGGCGATCGATGAACAGATCCACCTCGCGCCGCTTGGCTGCCGTGCGCCCGCGAGAGCCGGGGCCACTGGGTGCGTTGGATGTCACGCCAATATCGCGGTTGGCCCCGAGCCTGGAGAGCATGCGCATGTAGTTCCCTCCACTGACGTTGCCGGCTGCATTGGGCTTGCCGATGCCTTTGCCGCCAGGCGTGATGAACTGATCGTTCCGAATCGCACCAATGCGTCGCAGGCTGAGCTCTGAGGACTTGGCCGTGCGCGTGCCGCCTCGGGCCTGTACATCCATGTAGCGCCCTGCTGGCACACCGATCCGCTTGGACTGAAGCGAGGGGCCGAATGATCCCTCGGGGCCATACTTGTCGCCGTAGTTGAACCCCACCATGGCCACGGGGTTGGCCCTGGTGGAATAGCGCACCAGCAGGCCGCGACTCGTCCAGGCCGTAGGGCTGGCGATGGCACCAGGGAGGCGGCGCTGCAGGTTGGCGTGAATCGACTTGGCCGTTGCGGTGATTGCCCTTGAAGCAACAAAGTCCATCTGGCCGGCCATCGTGGCCAACCACAGATCAGCCTTGCGCAGATCGCTGGCATCAATGCCAACCTGAATCCCCGCCATCAACCCACCCCCAATCCATACCCCCAGTTTGCCGAGTCTTCAGGGCTTGGCTGATCGCTGCTGCCCATAAGCAGCGATCAACGCAGCCTCGGCCACCCCGTCGTCCTTCTTCCTGCTCCACAGGTGTGAGAAGGCCGGAAAGGTGCGGGTGGCGATTGCTATAGCTGCGGCCTTGTCCGCCGGGACGCTCATTGCCTTTTTCCACACCGCGGGGCTGACGATGGAGAAGGGGAGCATTCTGCCCACCAGAAACCCGCGCAGATCGCCGTAATTCTGCCCGGTGCGGAATGACGATGTCACGCCCTGCCGCGGCATGGATTGCTGCTGCTCGATCCATGCGTGGCTTGGATCCCATGCGGCGAGGGTGGCACGCACTGCTGCGAGATCAATCTCACCTTTGCCGTTAAGGGTGAGCACCGGCATCGGGATAGCGGCCAGCTCATCGCCGCATAGCAATGCAAGCCCGCCGTTCAGGCCTGGGTCAATGCCGAGGATGCGAGGGCTCTCCATGCGCTCAGGGTGGCAAGGCTGAGGCCAGATCGCCAGGGGCAATTCGGCGCTCGCACTCGAAGGCGACGATGGCCGGCGGGTCGATCCAGCCCCAGTAGCCCGTCGCGGTGCGGCGCAGGCAGTCGTCGCAGCCCTCGCGCCAGTGCTGCTCGCCATTCTCGAAGCTGCCAACACCAATGCAGCTGGCGACATCCGCGGGAAGTGTGCTCACGCCACCGGCCCCAACCGCTTGATCGCCCAGTGCGCGCCTAGGCCGGTGCGCCTGATCGCGTCAAGCAACTGATAGGCTTGCAAAGCGGCCATGCGCCGGGAGACCCATGGTTGGGTGCAGATCCATAGGTCTTGAAGCTCGCGAGTGGTCACCACGGAGGCTGGGCCCAGGAAGGCGTCGAGGTCCAGGCAGTCGAGCAGCACGCGATCAGGGACGCGGCCACGGAGGGGCAGGAGGGCGCGGGCGAGGTCGTTCACGGCCCACCCTCCCCCAGCGTCGCCAGGGAAGCGCGAGCCACGGCCTGCCCCTCTGGCGTGCTCAAGTCGGCGGCCCGAGCCTGAGCCAAGGTCGGCGGGGGCGGCGGAGGGCTGTGGATGTTGTCGGCGATGGCTTTCAGTTTCAGCCAGCAGTGGCCGGGGCTGCCAACGGCAAGGGCCTGCTTCGTCGCCTCCCGCAAGAAGGCGGCGAGGTAACGGCGGTCGTCAAGACCGATCGGGACAACCGCGACGACCGCGGCCGCGCGGCCAGCTTTAAACGCTGCCAGCGCCTCCAGCGTCAGGTCAGGAAACTCAACGTGGCTCACGATTCAACCCCCTGCAGCATAAATCTCACGGCGTCCTGAAGCGATAAGGGCCGCCCGGCCAGCTGCTCAAACGCGATCGCCTCGGCCGCCATGCGCGCTTGAATGGCCAAGACGGTGGGCCTGATCCAGCCGCCGGGGGCGTCTTCAATCTCATCGGCCTCAATGATTTCGATCGTGGCCGTGCTTACCAGGCGATCGGTGAGAGTGTCTTCGGTGGTGGTGTCGGGGATGCTCATGTTTCTTCAATCCAATCGACGAGAAGGCACGGTCGGGAATCTGCGGGAATGCCGGAGCAGTCGCCCGACAGGCCGGAGCAGTCGCCCGACAGGCCGGAGCAGCTGCCCCGCAGGCCGGAGCAGTCGCCCCGCAGGTCGGAGCAGTCGCCCAACAGGCCGG